GTCTACGAGGACGAGGAAGACCCAGACAACGACAAGCAGCGCATCCGCATCGAGCCGATCTTCGACGCGGACTCGTCCGTGTTCTTTGATCTGGAGGCCAAGCGCCAGGACAAGGCCGATGCCAAGCGCTGCTTCGTGATCACGGCCATGACCCGCGAGGCCTACAAGGACACGTGGGGCGACGACCCGACAAGCTGGCCAAAGATCGTCCACCAGTACGAGTTCGACTGGTGCACGCCTGATGTGGTCTACGTGGCCGAGTACTACCGCGTCGAGGAAAAGGCCGAGACTGTTCGCATCTTCCGCACCATCGCTGGCGAGGAAGAACGCTACACCCAGGCCGACTTCGACAAGGACGAGACCCTGGAGGAAACGCTGGAGGCCGTTGGCACGGTCGAGGTCCGGCGCAAGAAGTTCAAGACCCGGCGCGTGCACAAGTACATCATGTCGGGCGGCAAGATTCTGGAGGACGCTGGATACATCGCAGGAAAATGCATCCCCATCGTGCCGGTCTACGGCAAGCGCTGGTTCGTGGACAACATCGAGCGCTGCATGGGCCACGTGCGCCTGGCCAAGGATGCGCAGCGCCTGAAAAACATGCAGCTGTCCAAGCTGGGCGAGATCAGCGCGCTGTCCAGCGTCGAGAAGCCGATCCTCACGCCTGAGCAGGTCGCTGGCCACCAGGTCATGTGGGCAGAGGACAACCTCAAGGACTATCCGTACCTGCTGATCAACCCGATCACGGACCAGAACGGCAACCAAGCTGTCAGCGGCCCGGTGGCCTACACCCGCAGCCCGGCCATCCCTCCGGCCATGGCGGCCCTGCTCCAGATCACCGAGCAGGACATGCAGGACATTCTGGGCAACGCGCAGCAGGCCGACAAGATGGTCAGCAACATCTCCGGCAAGGCCGTCGAGATGATCCAGAGCCGTCTGGACATGCAGACCTTCATCTACATGAGCAACTTCGCCAAGGGCATGAAGCGCTGCGGCGAAATCTGGCTGTCGATGGCGCGCGAGGTTTACAGCGAGGACGGCCGCAAGATGAAGGCCATCACCGCCAGCGGCGATGTGCAGGCCGTCGAGTTGATGAAGCCGATGGTCGATCAGGAGACTGGCGAGATCATCCTGCAGAACGACCTGAGTTCGGCCAGCTTTGATGTGGACGTCGAGGTCGGCCCATCCAGCAGCAGCAAGCGCGCTGCCACCGTCCGTGCCCTGACCGGCATGATGGCCATCACATCCGACCCGGAAACCTCGCAGGTGCTGCAGGCCATGGCCATGATGAACATGGAGGGCGAGGGCATCAGCGATGTGCGCGACTTCTTCCGCAAGAAGCTGGTGCGCATGGGCGTGGTTGAGCCGACCGAGGCAGAGGCCGAAGAACTGGCGGCCATGCTGCAAGGCCAGCAAGACCCGAACGCGATCTTCCTGCAGGCAGCGGCCGAAGAAGCTATCGCCAAGGCAGCCAGGGCGCGTGCCGACACGGTCAAGACCGTGGCCGACGCAGAACTGTCGCGCGCGCGCACAGTCGAGACGCTGGCCAATGTCGACATGGATTCTCAAGACCACGCGCTGAATTTGGCGCGTGAGATTGGCGGCGTGGTGGTGGATCAGGCGCAGCCTGCCACCGGCCAGCCACCGATGTGACGAATATGCGGTATCCACCCAGCCGCTTCAGTGGGTGAGTTTGATGGGGTAAGACGATGGGAAAAAAGGCAGAAGACGGAGACCAGATCGAGATCGACGACGTTGAAGTGCTCGACGACGAGGCAGGCCAGACTGAGAACGTGGGTGATGAGGACAATTCCATCACCGACCAGGACGGCGATGCTGACGACGGCGATGACACTGAAGGCGACGACGATGAGGTCGTGGTGTCCATTGGTGAGGAAGCGCCACCTCCCGAAGAGACGACTCGTGCGCCCGAGTGGGTTCGTGAGTTGCGTAAGGCAGACAGAGAGAAAGCACGTCGAATCAAGGAACTCGAAGCCAAGCTGAACGCTGCTGCAGCGACTGAGACCAAGCCGGTCGCGCTGGGAGCGAAGCCAAAGCTGGAGGACCATGATTACGACACGGAGAAGTTCGAAGCGGCACTGGCCGATTGGTACGAGCGCAAGCGCGTGGCCGATCAGCAAGTCGAGCAGCAGCGCCAGGCCGAGAAGGCCCAGCACGATGCTTGGCAAGCGAGGCTTGAATCCTACGGCAAGGCGCGAGCCGAGTTGAAGGTGCGCGATTTTGAGGACGCTGAGGCCGTGGCCCAGGAAGTTCTTGACGTCACGCAGCAAGGCATCGTGGTGCAAGGCGCTGACAACCCGGCTCTCGTGATTTACGCACTCGGCAAGAACCCGAAGAAGGCCAAGGAAATCTCGAGCATCAAAGACCCCGTAAAGTTTGCCTTTGCGGTAGCGAAACTGGAGAAGGAATTGAAAGTGACGAACCGTAAGGCAGCCCCACCGCCTGAGCGCACGATCCAGGGAACTGGTCGCGTGTCTGGCGCAGTGGACTCAACCCTTGAACGGCTGCGAGCCGAAGCTGAGAAGACTGGAAACTACACGAAAGTGATCCAGTACAAACAGCAGAAGCGGACAGCGAAAGCCTAAATTCTTGAAAGGACAAAATCATGTCTAACGCATTTTCCAAAGAAGAACGCGTCGCGTTTGAAGACCTGCTCGAAGGCTTCCACGATGCACTGGTGCTCTCGCGCAACGTGGGCATCTACAACACCGACCAGACGATGATGGCTCGTACCAACGACGTCATCTGGCGTCCGATGCCTTACATCGCTCAGTCGATCTCGTCCACTCCTGGTGTCGCTATCGGTGGCTACCAGGACATGACGCAGTTGTCTGTTCCTGCCACCATCGGCTTCAGCCGCACGGTGCCATGGACCATGACCACGCTCGACCTGCGCGATGCACTGCAAGAAGGCCGTCTGGGTGAAGCTGCCAAGCAGAAGCTGGCCAGCGACATCAACCTGGCGATCATGAACGCTGCTGCGAACCTTGGATCGCTGGTGGTGGACATCGGTGCTGCTGCCGGTACTTATGACGACGTTGCCCTGTGCGACTCGATCATGAACGAGCAGGGCGTGGCCGATTACGACCGCTTCCTGGCCCTGTCCAGCCGTGACTACAACGGCCTGGCTGGCAACATCGCTGGCGCTGCGGCTGCTGCTACCCGTTCGTTCGGTGGCAACAAGTCCAACACCGCATTCGAGCGTTCGTTCGTCGGCATGGTGGCTGGTTTCGAGACCTTCAAGTTCGACTACGCCAACCGTCTGACTGGTGCTGCTGGTGGTGCGACCCTGATTGACACCCAGGCCGCTGCCAACAACTACTACGTCCCGGCTGCCACCTCGACCGCACCGTCTGGCGAGACCCAGAACGTGGACAACCGCTTCCAGACCATCACCGTGGACAACACGGCCGGTGTTGTGGCTGGCGATGCGTTCACCATCTCTGGCGTCGAGGCCGTGCACCACATCACCAAGCAAGGTACTGGCCAGCCCAAGACCTTCCGCGTGGTGCAGGTGGTCAACGGTACCGACCTGGTCATCACCCCGCCGATCATCTCGGCCCAGGGTGGTTCCGACGCTGAACTGCAGTACCAGAACTGCATCGTGACGCCTGCTGCCGCTGCTCCGTTCACCTGGCTGAACGTCAACACCGCAGCCGTCAACGTTTTCTGGCAGCGCGACGCTCTGGAACTGCTGCCCGGCCGCTACGCTGTCCCGACCGATGCTGGCACCGCAGTGATGCGCGCCACCACCGACCAGGGCATCGAAGTGGTGATGCAGAAGTTCTACGACATCGACTCGATGACGATCAAGTATCGTCTCGACACGCTGTTCGGCGTGGTGAACAAGCAGCCTGAGATGTCCGGCATCCTGCTGTTCAACCAGTAAGCTGAGTAGGACAATGGGGGGGCTTCGGCCCCTCCATCCACAAGGAGAACACCATGCCCCTGACCAAAGGTTATTCGAGCAAGTCCATCGGCAAGAACATTGCCAAGGAAATGAAATCCGGCATGCCGCAGAAGCAAGCCGTGGCCGTCGCGCTGAATGTCGCGCGCAAGGCTGCAAAGGCTGCAGGCAAGCCAAGCAAGGCACCGGCGAAGAAGGCCAAGAAATGAGCGCGTTGCCCTGCTCCATCTATCGCGCGCCTGGCTCCATCCGGCGTGCCCGTTACAGCTACGACACCATGCTGGCGACCACGCAACAGCAACTGGACGCACGACTTGCGTCCGGCTGGCATCTGACGCTGGAGCAGGCTCTCGATGCAGCAGGGGAAAGCGCTTCACGCCACCTGGCCAACCGCAAGGTGCGCGTGCGCAAGGTGCGAGTGGCAGCGCCACCTGCCGAGCGTCGCGCATCCTTCAAGCGTGCTGCTGCCGCTGCAAAGGTCGATCAAATCGTTGCCGATACAGCACCTGTCGAAGAACCGACAGCCGTGCCAGACGACGACGCTGCACCGACCCGTATTGAAATGGTGGCAAAGGCCACAGAACTTGGCATCAAGTTCAGCAAGCGCACCAGCGACGAAAAGCTGCTGGCCATGATCAACGAAGCACTCAAGGAGGTGTGACATGGGCTACAGCAAGCGCCAGTTCGTCGCAGCCGCATTCGAGGAAATCGGCCTGGCCTCTTACGCCTTCGACCTGCAACCGCAACAGTTCGAGTCTGCCCTGCGCAGGCTCGACGCCATGATGGCATCTTGGAACGCGCTGGGCATTCGCCTGGGCTATCCGCTGCCGTCCAGTCCGCAGTTCAGCGACCTGGATGCCGAGTCCGAGGTGCCCGACAGCGCCAATGAGGCCATCATTACAAACCTGGCGGTCAAGATCGCGCCCGGCTACGGCAAGCAGGTCATGCCGGACACCAAGGCTACGGCCAAGGAAACCTACAACACGCTCCTGTCGCGCGCTGCTGCACCGCTGGAGCAGCAACTGCCTGGCACCATGCCATCCGGCGCTGGAAACAAGCCGTGGCGCGTCTACGACGACCCATTCCTGCGTCCTCCTGTCGATCCGGTCTTGGCCGGGCAGGATGGACCCATCGAGTTCAACTGAAAGGATTGACCCATGCCAACCATCAACCAACTCCCACTGCTTGCCCAGGTCTCTCCTGGCGACCAGGTGCCCGTCTACAGCCCGAACAACGGCGACGCGCGTCGTCTGCCAATCAGTTCGCTGCTGCAGTTCTTCCAGCAGACCTTCGCCAGCCCGACGCTTGCCACCAACGTCTACACGCCTGGCACCGGCTTCAACCTGGCCGTTCCGACGCCTGTGGCCGCACAGCAGTGGATGCTGATCCAGCCTGCTGGAACTCTGGCCGCAGGCACCGTCACGCTTTCGCTGAATACCGGAACGCCTGACGGTACCGAGGTGTTGATCACGACCACGCAGGAAATCACCGCGTTCACGCTTGCTCCGAACGGCGCTGCAAACGTTTATGGCGCACCGACAACGCTTCTGGCAACCGAGTTCTTCCGCATGCGCTTTGTGCAGGCCACGAACTCTTGGTACCGTATCGCTTAATCGAAGGAGAAATTGAAATGATGAACAACCAATTCAGCCAGCGTCTTGGCTCCAATCAAGTTGTGGCACCTGGCGCTGCATCTGCCAGCGTCAACGTCAACCCGACTGACAAGGCAGTGCGGCTAGTCAACACTGGCAGCAATGTCTGCTACGTCCGAATCGGAACTGGCGCGCAAACGGCCACCACTGCAGACATTCCTGTGCGTGGTGCCAGCGAGGTCATCATTCGCAAGCTCGATGGAGCAGACACTGTGGCCTATATCTCTGCTGCAGGCACCACGCTGAACATTGCGACTGGTGAAGGCGGCATCTAATGCCAGCCAAGAAAGACCCGCGTCTGGAGCGCGCAGGCGTCGAAGGCTACAACAAGCCTAAGCGCACGCCTTCGCATCCAACAAAGTCGCACGTTGTGGTGGCCAAAGATGGCGACCAGGTCAAAACCATCCGGTTTGGCCAGCAAGGTGTGTCCGGGTCTCCGAAGCGCGAAGGCGAATCCAAAGCGGACAAAGCCCGGCGCGAATCATTCAAGGCCAGGCACGCTGAGAACATCGCCAAGGGCAAGATGAGCGCAGCGTATTGGTCAAATCGCGTGAAGTGGTGACCTGAATGCAGATTCCAATCCTCAACGGCATCTACACGGACAACGGTCCGGACATTCTCACGTCCTATCCGGTCAACCTTGTGCCGGTGCCGAAGAAGTCTGGCATCAGCAATGGGTTCTTGCGGCCAGGTGACGGCCTGGTGGCCAACGGCGCTGGCCCAGGCATCGACCGTGGCGGCATCAATTGGAACGGCACCTGCTACCGCGTCATGGGCACCAAGCTCGTGACCGTGGCCAGCGACGGCGCTGTGACCGTGCTTGGCGATGTTGGCGGCCCGGTCAACACGCTGGTGACGTTCGACTACAGTTTCGACCGCCTTGCCATCGCGTCCGGTGGGCGTCTGTACTACTGGAACGGCGCACTCACGCAAGTGACCGATCCGGACATTGGCACCGTGCTCGATGTGGTCTGGGTGGACGGCTACTTCATGACCACCGATGGCACCAGCCTGGTGGTGACAGAACTGACCGACCCGACACAGGTCAATCCGCTGAAGTACGGGTCTAGCGAGGTCGACCCAGACCCGGTGGTGGCACTGCTCAAGCTGCGCAACGAAATCTATGCGCTGAACCGCAACACCATCGAGGTGTTCGACAACGTTGGAGGCGACTTCTTCCCGTTTCAGCGCATCGACGGTGCCCAGATTCAGAAGGGCGTCATTGGCACCTTCGGATGCTGCGTCTACTTGGAAACGGTGGCATTCCTTGGCAGCGGTCGCAACGAGCAGCCTGGCATCTATCTTGGCGCGAACGCATCTGCGCAAAAGATCAGCACGCAGGAAATCGATATTCTGTTGCTGAACTACACCGAGGCGCAACTGGCCACGGTAAAGCTGGAGGCGCGCAACGACAAGAACCACCAGCACCTGTATGTGCACCTTCCGGACCGCACAGTCGTCTATGACGCAGCGGCCAGCGAGGCGCTGGGTGAGCAGGTCTGGTTCACGCTGACCACCAGTCAGGTTGGTTTCAGCCAGTACCGTGCGCGCAATTTGGTGTGGGCCTACGACAAGTGGTTGGTTGGAGATCCGCAGTCCAGCACCATCGGATACATGGTGCAGGACATTGGCAGCCATTGGGGACAGATCGTGCGCTGGGAGTTCGGCACGCTCATTGCCTACAAAGAAGGCAACGGCGCGATCTTCAACGAACTGGAGTTGGTCGCACTGACAGGCCGAGTGGCGCTTGGCACTGACCCGATCATCAGCACCAGCTACTCGGTGGATGGCCTTGCATGGAGTCAGGACCGGCCCATTCGTGTTGGCACTACAGGAAGCACCAAGAAGCGCCTGGCCTGGTTCCAGCAGGGCCACATGCTGAACTGGCGCATCCAGCGCTTCCGTGGTGACACGCAGGCACATCTGTCATTCGCCAGGCTTGAGGCACAAATAGAGGCGCTTGCGTACTGACCATGGCCACGCGAAAACTCAACCTTACCCGCGACCAGCTTGCAACGTTCCTGAAGAACCACGAGCAGATAAAACAGTTCGAGCAACTGTTTGCAGTTGCTGATGCAATTGCGCCTGATGTTGTCAACGAGGTCAGAATTGAGGCAGGTACGGCGCAGGCAACAGCAAATGATGCGCTTTCTCAGATCATCCAATTAGCTCAAGACGCAGCAATCAACAGCAGCTCGGCTGATCAAAAAGCTGTGCAGGCTTTGGACACGCTTGGCCGCATAGCAAACGCACTGGAAATGCTGTCCACGGCTCCTGTCATCCAGAACAACAATTCTGTGGTGACGGATTACATCGATCTGCCTGAGAACGGTCCTCACGTGACACAGGCCAGGCGCGTGCAGTGGAACCGCGACGATGGGACGATGGACGTCGGGCTGTACGGTGGAAGTGTGCTGCAGGTTGGCCAAGAGACGATGTTCTATTCAAAGAACACCAGCGGCTCATTGATTCCAAACGGTACACCAGTGATGTTCACTGGAACTGTCGGAGCATCAGGAAAGCTCACGTTTGGATTAGCTGTCGCAGATGGTTCTGTTCCTGCAGACTACATGATGGGCGTGACAACCCAGGACATTGATGACAACGCTTTTGGCTACGTGACCATCTTTGGACTGGTGCGTGGATTCAATACAACTGGAACGCCTTATGGCGAGGTCTGGGCAGATGGCGATCTGCTGTATTTCGGAACATCTGCTCCTGGAACTTGGACAAAGGTGCAACCAATTGCACCAAGTATCGATGTTCCTGTGGCCGTTGTCGTGAATGCTGGTTCTGGAGGCTCCGGGTCAATCTTCGTTCGAATGACTGTGGCCGAATCTCTTGTTCGATTGCAGGACGTCTACATCAGCGGTTTGGCCAATTATGATCTTCTTCAATATGACAGTGTTCAGCAGCGCTGGGAGAATGTTCCAGAGTCAACACTGTCCGTTGGCACGGCAGCAAATCTTGCTGGTGGTGCAGCAGGTTCTGTCCCATATCAGACTGCACCAGGAACAACAACATTTCGAGGAATCGGAACTGCTGGGCAAGTATTCAGAGTCAATGTCGGTGCAACAGCGCCTGAGTGGGTGTCTCCTGCAGCGTTGACAAAAGTCGATGACACAAACGTCACGCTCACACTGGGAGGAAATCCAACAACGGCCCTTCTTGGTTCGGCTTCGCTTACGCTTGGATGGACAGGCCAGCTTTCTGCTGCGCGAGGTGGAACAGGGTTTGGAACGTATGCTGTCGGCGACATTCTGTACGCCAACACAACGACAACGCTTGCGAAGCTCGCTGATGTTGCGACTGGTAACGCGCTGATCTCTGGTGGAGTTGGCATTGCTCCTTCTTGGGGGAAGGTTGGACTGACAACGCATGTCTCTGGAACACTTGGCGTCGGGAACGGCGGGACTGGGACATCTACGACACTTACCACCGGGTCAGTAATATTCGCTGGCGCATCTGGTATTTACAGCCAAGACAATACCAACTTTTTCTGGGACGACACAAATAACAGGCTTGGAATTGGAACTGCAACGCCAGCATGTTCGGCCGATGTTGTTGGCGGCATTCAAACAAGTCGAACAGGTGTGACATCACCTGCCGCAACAGACGGAAACATATTCAGCGGTACTTATACCCCAACGCAGGTAAGCACAAACACAAACGTCAGCTCGGTATCGTTTGTTTCTTGCCATTACATGCGCGTTGGAAGTGTTGTAACAGTAGGCGGTCAGATTACAATTACCGCAGTTACGGCGGCAGCGGATACACTTGTTCGCATGTCACTGCCGATTGGTAGTAGTTTTGCTAACTCAAGAGAGTTGGGTGGTGTCGGATCATCGTTTTCATCGCCATTTGCAGCAAACAATCTTGCATTTGTAGCTGACACAACCAATGCTTGCGTTCAAATTCGATTAAGGCCAAGTGTCAACACTGCCTTAATTTACAACTTCTCATTCACTTACCGAATCGTGTAAGTAGCAACAGAAAGGAAAGAAAATGACAGTCACAGTTAACGTGTTGATACCTGCGAAGCAGGCAGAAAACGTACAAACCACACAGTACATTGCAACAAATTGTCGGACTGTCATTGACAAGTTCACGGCCACCAACACAAGCGCAGGCAACGTGACCATCAGCGTTAATCTTGTCACAAGCACTGGATCTGCAGGAGTTGACAACTTGGTGGTGGACACGCGCGCCATCGCACCGGATGAGACATACACTTTCCCGGAGTTGGTCGGACAGGTTCTTGAACCAGGCGGCTTCATTTCAACCATCGCCAGCGCTGCCACATCGCTGACAATTCGTGCCAGCGGCCGCGAGATCACTTAAGGAGAACCACATGGACATGCCCAAGATCATGATGGCTGGCTTCACCGGCCTGCCTGAAGCCGAGCCGTTCATCACGGCTGCCGAGAACAAGAAGAACACCCAAGTGGTGATTGACGACTGGATGCTCGGCCCTGAAAACCCGTCCAACGAACCTGGCGCGAACAAGCCGTACTGGATGAAGCTGGCCAAGGCCATGCAGGTGGACGAGAAAGAGGCGCGTCGTCGTCGGTGCTCGAACTGCGAGTATTTTGAGGCGACACCACTGATGCAAGCAAAGATGGATCGCATCCCATGGAATCAATGGGATGTGAATGCTGGCTACAGGGGTTATTGCCACAAATTCGACTTCATTTGCCATGACATGAGGTCATGCCAGGCGTGGGAGGAACGCGAATATGAAGAAGATTAAATGGTGCAGCCAGCATGCAACTCGCGCTTTGCTTTGACGTAGGCCGCATGAGCATCCTCGGCAGTTTCAAAAACTCCGAGGTATGTTCGTTTGCCGCTGTGCGTGATCGCGGCTACAAACCTGTTATTGCGATGCTTGACGACGCCAAGCAGCCCGGTCGTGCTTGTGCGCTTGGACTGCCGCTTGTTCTCGGTGTTGGCTTGCCTGCTTACCTGGCGAAGATTTGCAAAGGCGTTGTTGGCTTTGTTGCCGTCGATGTGGTCAATCTCTTGCGTCGGCCATTCGCCGGTCATGTACAGCCATGCAAAGCGGTGAGCCATGGCGCGTCTGCCGTCAAACATGACGTAGACGTATCCATCTTGACGCAGCGACCCAGCAGGCATGCCAGCCTTTTTGCGTCGGTCGTACTGCAGGTGTGTGAATTGACCAGTTTTTTGGCAGTAATGTGCAAGCTCGCGCAGTCGGTCTTGTGTGATCATGTCGCACCTCATCAGAGTGGAAAGTCATCGAAAGATGCAGCAAGCGGTGATGAGTCGCCTGTCCCCCGTCGGGTAAGCTGCCGTTCCATTTTGCCATGCCTGCTTGCAAAAGCAAGCAAATGTGTTAAAATAGAGGCGCTGAGTCGTCCGGGCCACCAGCAGCTCATTCCCGCAAAGGAGTCATGATGCTGGCAGTCACAGAGGGAATCACACAGGAGCACCTGCAAGAGGTTTACTCCGATTCCTACATTGCCCGTGTCGCACATGACACCAGGCCGTTTGCGCCCATTGACCATCCAAACGTCACCTATCTGTCTGCATGGATTGGCGGCAAGTTTGCAGGCGCTTTCATGGCCATCAAGCAGTCTGCGCTTGAACTCGAACTTCATGCGCTGCTGAAAAAATCGTCCGTCATCTACTCCCGTGAGTTGGGGCACGAGTTCCTGCTTTGGGCCTTTTCGCATCCGATCCGACGCGTCACTGCATACATCATTGAGGGGCTTGAGGGCGCAAGAAACTATTGCCTCAAGTTGGGGTTTGTGGAAGAAGGCCGCAGGCGCAAAGCCTGCACGCAAAACGGCGTGGCCAAGGACGTTTACATTCTCGGCATGCTCCGAGAAGAATGGAGGACAAGATGAGTTTTGTTGGTGATTTGATTGGCGATGTTTTTGGCGGCATCACTGGAGCGAGTCAACAGGCAGACGCAGCAAGCCAAGCAGCAAGCACGCAGGCAGCAGCATCAGCCGCGGGTATAGCAGAACAACGGCGCCAGTTCGACAAATTGGTCGAGATCATGGCCCCGTATGTCACGGCAGGCACTGGCGCACTTGGAGCGCAGCAGGCACTTGTTGGCCTTGGTGGTCCAAAAGCGCAGCAAGCTGCAATCTCTGGTATTGAGCAATCTCCAATCTTCCAGGCTCTTTCGCGTCAAGGTGAAGAAGCGCTGCTGCAACGTGCATCTGCCACAGGTGGTTTGCGCGGCGGAAACATCCAGGCCGCTTTGGCTCAGTTCCGTCCGCAAATGCTGCAGCAGATGATTGAACAGCAATACAGCCAGCTTGGTGGGCTTTCGTCCTTGGGCCAGGCGTCGGCTGCTGGACAAGCTGCGCAAGGCATGCAGTCTGCAAGCAATATCGCAAACCTTCTGGCAAACCAAGGCCAAGCAATTGCTGGCGGCCAAATGGCTCGCGGCGGCGTTGCTCGTCAAACGTTTGGCGACATTCTTGGTGCCGCAAAAGTTTTCGCTGCATTCTGAGGATCATCTATGGCAATCAATCCACTGCTGCCCCCCGTCAACTACATGGCGATGTTGCCTCAGCCAAACATAGGGCAGGCTTTCTCTGAACTCGGTGACATTCTGGCAAATCGCAAGGTCAGAGAGCAGGCTGAAATTGATCGGCAAAAGGCAGAAGAGGCCCGCATTCAGTACGCCAAGGACCTACAGGCCACCCTCGACAACCCGACGCCTGAAGCATTTGGTGCTTTAACGGCGAAATATCCTGGTCAACGCGAGGCATTCAAGCAATCGTGGGACATGATGAAAGAGGGGCAGAAGGAGAAGGAATTTTTGTCCGGCGTTCAAGCGTTCGGTGCCATTAATGCAGGATCGCCGCAAGTGGCTGCAAAGCTATTGGACGAGAGTATTGCAGCCAAAGAAAATAGTGGTCAGGATGCCTCTAGGCTCAAGCTCATGCGCTCGGCATTAGACCAAAACCCGCAAGCGGTTGCAGGACAACTCGGGTTGGTGTTGTCGTCCATTGATCCTGAGAAGTGGTCAAAAATGACAACCGAACTGCGTGCGGCTCAAAAAGCACCTCATGAACTAAAAGAGGCAACTGCTGCTGCTGCCATCAAAGAAGCCCAGGCCAAGTTCGCGCCTGAGAAGTTCGGTTTGGAGATCGACCTCACTAAGTCGCAGATCGATCAGGCCAAGGCGGCTCGGCGTGCACAGGATGCTGCTGCTGCCAAGTCCGGCGCAGAGGCTGCGCGTGCGCGTGCCGAGGCCGACCAGATGGCCGATGGCATCATCCCGGTGGAGAAGAGACCCGAGGCCGAGGGCAAGTTCCGCAAGGAGTACAGCGACCAGACCAAGGGCTACCAGGAAGTCAAGTCGGCCTACGGACGCGTGCTGGCCTCCGAGGACAGCGCTGTGGGCGACCTGTCGCTGATCTTCGGCTACATGAAGATGCTTGACCCCGGCTCTGTAGTGCGCGAGGGCGAATTTGCCACGGCGCAGAACGCAGCCGGTGTGCCAGAGCGAATCCAGAACATCTACAACAAGGTGGTCAGCGGTGAGCGCCTTTCGCCTTCGCAGCGCACCTCGTTCAAAGGCCAGGCTGGCAAGCTGTACTCCACAGCCCAGACCCAAGAGGCCACGGTGCGCAAGGGCATTGAGCGCATCGCCAAGGGCTACGGCTTGAACACTGGCAACATCTTCTACACGCCGACTGAGGAAGCCCCGCAGCCACCGGCAGCACCGGCAAAGCCTGGCGCGCCTGTGTCGGTGACGGCTCCAAACGGCCAGGTTCTAACGTTCCCATCGCAGCAGGCGGCTGACGCCTTCAAGAAAGCAGCAGGAATCCGCTGATGGCAACCGACTACGAAGCACTCGCACGACAGTTCGGCGGCACCGCTGCAGGACCGGCTCCTGCTGCTGCACCGGCTGCGGCAGCACCTGTTTCTGCTCCGGCAGCAGCGCCTGTCGATTACGCGGCCATGGCCAGCCAGTTCGGCGGACAGACTGCACCTGTAGAACCTCCAAAAATGGGGTTCTTCGAATCATTGGGTGAGATGGTCACCGGGTCGCGTCGTGCGACCACAGAGACACAGACGCTGCCCGAGTGGACATCGATGCCTGAACTCAACCAGATGAGCGTGGCGTCCATCAAGACGGCGCTTGGCACGCTGCTGTCCAACCCGCAGGAGACGGTCCAGATTCTGCAGGCAAACTTCCCTGGCGCGCAGGTTCGCCAAGACGCCAAGGGCAACTTCATCATCCGGTCCTCCGTTGACCAGCGCGAGTACGCCATCCCGCCTGGCCTGTCCGTGGGCGACATTCCCCGCGTCATCGGCGGCCTGCTGGCTTTCACCCCGGCAGGGCGTGCCACCACCATTCCTGGTGCCGTGGCCGCTGGCGCTGGCACTCAGGCTGTGATCGAGGCCACCCAGGCAGGCACTGGTGGGAAATTCGACACTGGCGAAGTGGTCACTGCTGGCGCTGCCGGTGGGGCTGGACAAGTGGTGCAGCGCACCGTTATTCCAGCAGTTGCTAAAACAGTCCGACGCGCCACTGGCCGTGGCCCTGCGCCAACAGCACCGGCAGCAGCAGCCACGGCGACGCGTCCTGCGGCCCCTGGCGCGCGAGTTGAGCCGGTGCTTGCGCCGGTGCCTGCCCAGCCTGCTGCGGCGGCTCCTGCGGCCGCGCAGGCCGTCCCTGAGCAGCCCATCATCCAAGCGGCTGCGCAGGCGGTGCCAGAGCAGCCTGCCGTCCAGGCCACCACCGAAGCCTTCGAGGAAGTTGGCGACTTGGTGCGCAAGGCATCCGGAAAAGGACCAGGCTCTGCCGCTGCCCAGGCTCGGCTGGCAGATTTGGCCCAAGTCAACCCGGAAGCGCGTGCTGCTGCCGAGCGTCTGAACATGGACTTGCCGTTTGACGTTTTCAGCGACAACCCGCAGGTCCGCGCTGCCGTGGGCCTGACCCGTTCAGTGGCTGGCGGCGAGGCCGAGGCGGCCTGGGTGAACACGGTGCGCAACGCCATCACCAAGGCTGACGATGTGGTGCAGCAGTTCGACGCTGCCTTCATCGAAGGCCGTCCGGCCCCTGGCGCGACCTCTCAGCGCATCCTGGATAGCCTCAAGGGCACGCAGGCCCAACTGGCTAAAGACGCCAGCACGATCTACCAGCGCGTCGATGAGGCCATTCCGAAGACCTCTGCCGTGCAGTTTCCTCGTCTGACCCAGACGCTGGACGAGGTGCTGGCCGAGGTTGGAGAGAAGGGTCTGACGGCGCAGGAGAAGAAGCTCTACGAGTTGGCCACAGACCCGACCGCTACATATGGCCGTCTTCTGCGCGAAAAGAACCTGATCGGCCAAGCCGTGGCTGGCAAGGAGTCACCATACGGCAACATGGCTGCAGGTGATCTGAAGCGCCTGTACGCAGCGCTGGCTGACGACCAACTGACAAACGTTGGCGACCTTGGCGGCGATGCGCTGCGCCAGGAACTGCGCGCTGCCAACCTTCTGACGGCCAAGCGCAAGGCTCTAGAGAATCGCATCGTCGGGGCATTCGGCAAGGAAAGCGACGGCAGCGTGGCCAACCTCATGCAGTCGGCCATCAAGTCTGCGGCCAAAGGAGACGCGGCGCAGTTCAACAAGCTGATGAAGGTCGTCCCTCCTGAGTTGCGCAAGGAGACCATTGCCACGGCGCTGGCTTCTGTATCAAGCTCCGGCCGGGCAGCACAGGAAGGCGCGTTCGGATTCGCTGAGTTCGCCAAGACATACCGTGGCCTGCGCGCCAACCCTCCGGTCTACAAGCAGGTGGTGGAGACGCTGGGCAAAGACTCGGACGCTGTGCTGCGTGACCTGTACGAAATCTCGCGCAGGATCACCGACGCACGTGCCCAAGTGCTCACCACCGGCAAGGCCAATCAGGCGCTGGTGGAGTCGCTCAAGGCTGAAGGGCTGCTTGGCAAGGTCATGCAAAGCACCACAGCCCAGCGCGTAGTGACTGGCGCGGCCAGCGCCGTGCCTGGCGGTGGCTTTGTGGCTCCAGACATCATCAACTTCATGGCCAAGGGCAATGCCGATGCCGTCAAGGCGGCTGGCAAATTGTTTGCCAGCGAGGATTTCCAGAAGCTGGCCATTGAGGCTGCTACCAAAGCCGAGCCGAGCACGGCCACGCTGCGTCGCACTGCCATGAGCAAGGCATTCGGAGATTTCGCCAACGCAGCAAGACTGCCACAATCTCTGGACGCGCGCGTGCAGTGGTTGCAATCTGCGATCCAGACCGGACGCCAATTCGAACAGGAGAACCAGTAATGTCTGCACTTTCTGTCCAAGTTCCATTTCCGGTTTTCCAAGACCGTGATGGACAACCTTTGGAAAATGGCTACGTCTGGATTGGTGAAGCAAACCTCAATCCGCAGACCAACCCAGTTGCCGTGTATTTTGACAAGGCGTTGACACAACTTGCAGCCCAGCCACTGCGCACAATCAACGGCTACATCTCAAACTCCGGCACCCCAGCTCAGTTGTATGTTGATGCGGTCAACTTCAGCATCTTGGTGCAGGACAGTAAAGGTTCGATGGTTTACAGCTTCCCTGATGGAACTGGCGTCAGCGCTGATGCTTCTGGAATAACGTTTACTGGTTTCAAAGGCCAAGTTGGTTTTGTTTCTGATCTGGCCGACAACGACGGCTCGGATTGGATTGGGTTTGAGCAGTCCGGAACTGGCGTGGTTGCGCGGTCTGCTCAAGACAAGATGCGCGACATCTTCAGCGTCAAGGATTTTGGCGCTGTTGGTGATGGTGTGGCTGATGACACCACTGCTGTGATCGCGGCGATTACTGCGGCGGTTGCATCGACGCCATCTACCGTGGTTTTTCCGGCGGGCACTTACAAATGCACGACCGTTCTTGGCGACTTTACGGCGTCTAACCTCAGTTTGGTTGGTGAAGATGCAACGCTGGACTTTTCGTCTATCGCCACATCGCCCGGCGTGACAATGCTTAGTTTCAGCGGTTCAATTGCGGCGGGTGTTTCGCTGTCTAGCAACGCAACAGAAGCGCAGAAAACCGTGTCTGTGGTGTCGTCCACATTTGCCGTTGGCGACTTCGTAAAAATCAAGTCAACATCTGTTTGGGATTCTGGCCGCACCAGCAGCACTTACGGCGAATTGAATTTCATTCAAGCAATACCGGGCGCGTCTTCTGTCACGGTTGCCAACGACTTGATGAGCACTTACACGACTGCTGCAAGCGCAACTATCGCCAAGATCACGCCTGTCCGAAACATCAACATTCGCGGTCTGAAGCTGCAAGGCCCAACAGGTAACGATAACCACAAAGGCATCGTTATCACCAATGGCATCAATTGCACAATTGACGGTATTCAAAGCTACGACATGGATGCTACCCATGTGCAGTTTTTTGATTCCACGTTCTGCCGAGTGTTGAACTCGTACTTCCAAGAATCAAATTCTTCAGGCACTGGCTACGGCACCAGCTTTTCAGACGCATCGCAGGACTGCTCCGCTGAGAACAACGTCTATACCGATGTGCGCCATTCACTGAGCACCAACAACTCTGCGGCTGGCGGCATCACCAGGCGCATCTTGTTTGCCAACAACATCGTGACTGACTCGGCTCCGGCAACTAGCGGCTCTGGCGGCGATGCTATCGACACTCATGCTGGTGCTGAAGACATCTCAATTATTGGCAATATCGTCAATTCGTCTTCTGGCTCTGGCATCAACGTCGAGTGTCGATCTGCCACAATTTGCGACAACGTGATTTCTTTTACGCAAAACAATGGCATCACGTTTCAAAATTACACAGACCTTGTTGGTTGGGTAAACATATCTAACAACACAATCCGCAACGTGATGGGGAACTATTGCATTGTTGCTGTTCCTAATACTCAATCACTTAGTACTTGTGTTATCAATGGAAATGATGTTGATGTGTCTACTTCGTCAGGAATACGTGCACGCCCTGCAACAACATACAAATTTGAAAACTTGAGCATTAACGGCAACTCTGTTCGCATGACAGGTACGTCAATTCTCGGTGGAATTGACACTGAGGGCATTAGGTCTGGTACTATTTCCGGCAATTCTGTTGAAGCGCCAGCGACTGGCATTATTGCGCAAGATGTGACGAATCTTGCAATTACCGGAAACTCGGTCCGGCTTACTACATCCACTGTTTCGGCGACTGGATACGCAGTGCGAATTGCTGGCTCCACGGCATCATATGGTTGCGTTGTCAGCGGAAACACGCTTTATGACGACAGTGCATTGACTGCATCTAACGCAGTATCGTTCAATGCCAACGTCACTTATTCTGGTGTGTTTGGCAACGTCGGCTCCAAGTTTACTGGGGCCACTGTGTTCAGTATCGGCGCAGGAACTGGCAACTCTGCCGCCAACAACATCATTGGTCTGTAATGGAGATTGAAACAATGCTGCAGGAACAACAAGAAGGCATTGACCTGGTCAAGTACGGCGTTCTGTGGCAAAAGGTGCAGGACATGGACAAGAAGGTGGACAAGATGGAGCGCCAGCTTGAACAGCTTCTGGAACTCGCCAACAAGGGCAAAGGTGGCCTGTGGTTCGGCATGACCGTGGCGTCAGCGGTGTCGGGCTTTGTAGGGTTTCTACTGAGCCACTGGAAAGGCAACTGACATGTACACCCTTGGTGTTCGATCCAAATCACGACTCAAGGGTGTCCATCCCGATCTAGTCAAGGTGGTCGAGCGTGCCATCGAGATCACCGCGGTGGACTTCACGGTGCTGGAGGGTCTGCGCGACCCGATGCGCCAGAAGAAGCTCAAGGATGCCGGTGCCAGCATGACGCTGAACTCGCGTCACATCACCGGCCACGCTGTTGATCTGGGCGCGTGGGTTGATGATCAGGTGGACTGGTCCTGGCCCCTGTACCACCAGATCGCAGCGGCCATGAAAGAAGCGGCCAAGGAGTTGAACGTCGCCATCGTGTGGGGTGGTGATTGGAAGATGCGCGATGGTCCGCACTACGAACTTGACCGGAGGAAGTACCCATGATCCAAGCACTCATCCCGGCGCTGGCCCCCATCGTTGGCCAGATCGTCGGCAGCCTGTTCCCAGACCCCACCGAGAAAGCCAAGGCCGAGGCTGAGGCCATGCGTCAGTTGCTGGCGCACCAAGGTGAGATCGAGGCGGCGGCGGCCAAGATCATCCAGACCGAGGCAGCCAGCACGCACTGGCTGGCGGCCAACTGGCGGCCGCTGACCATGATCACCTTCACGGCGCTGATCGTGGCCAGGTGGATGGGCTGGGTGGCTCCGAACCTCAGCGAGGCCGAGTACCTCAAGCTGTGGTCGATCATCGAGTTTGGGCTTGGCGGCTACGTGGTTGGACGCAGCGTTGAGAAGATC